ATTCCCCCTAACCACTCGACGAGCTTGATGAGCTCGACGATGAATTACCGTTTGGTGGCGTAAAGGTATTCCAACGGACTTCTTTGAATTTCATTCCGGCATGAAACAATTGATATGCAGCAAGGTCTCGCGTGAGCTTATCGTCAGCGAATCGAACTTTATAATAAAATTCATAAGTCATTAGGATTTCACCATTGTTCGGAGTCGAATCAAAGGTGATGTATGATTTCTCTGTAACAAAATTATTGCTTAACGTATACAATGTTTCCGCGACACCATCAATCGTGCAGGAATGATCCGCTGATGTATCAACAGGGAAATGATGCAAGAGAAATTGATCATCGATTGCATTTGCATCGCCGATATCTTCATCTACAGCCTGAAATTCCTGGAATATTTTCAAAAGGAAATAATCATATGATCCAAGACGTGCAATATAGAATTCCCAAATTATGTCCATCTCTGCTTGAGATAAATAACGAACGGTCACGGCATAATCACGGAGCCCTGCATCCCAAAGCGCAGCTCGATGCTCAATGCCACTCTCTGTTTCTGTGATGGTAGTATTGAAATTGATTGATTCTTTTATACCAAATTCAGGGCTTAGAGATAAGATGTCTGTGTTACTCATTATTATGTCCTCGATATTATTGTTCCGCGAATTGGTTTATTGTCATTTATATCACTTTCAACAGCAGACGAAAATAAATCGTTGTTATCATCTAACATTTCTCTGAAGCTTTGTGTGTCAATCGCGCTAATGTTGTAAAAATTATTCGTTGTATGTCCACTGCCTCCTCCTTCACCGCGGTTCAAACGGTTAAGGCCACCGACTCCAAGAGATCCCATACCGCGACGGTTCACAACTCCTTCACCGCCTTCTAACATTGCGGGGACACTATCAAATGATCCGATCCCACCACCTGCAAGTTTGCGGATGTGTCCACCTGTATGCTTATATACAGAAGGATAATTACTTGCCATGAATCCCATTCCCGCGGTAGGTTGGTAAATATTAGTTGCAGATCTAGCTGAAGCAGCAACAGCAGGTTCTATGAAACTTTTATATCCTGATCCTGATGTTGTTGCAATGGTGTTAGCACTTTGTGTATATGCACCACCAAGCGAACTTTGCATGCTCCCCGCTGCATTTGAATATCCACCAACGCCCATAAGCGTTCCGAGTTTGCCAGCGATATTAAGTGCAGTCTGCCACCAAGCACCACCGCCACTAGTGATGGCTGCAGTAGCGGTTGCCATATTAAATACTTTGGTTTGATAAAGAAGCCAATCAATTGTCATCGAAATAATTTTCTTTAAAACAACGTCACCAATATCAATGAAAATATCTTGCATATCGCGGGCTTCACCTTTAAGTATTTTAAATACATCATCTTCAAGAATGCTACGGAATTCATCTCTGAATTGTTCAACGTATCCTGTAGCATCATCAAGGAACTCATTCCATAGTTCAGTCTTTGTGATAATTTTTTTAACCGCAGCGTCTATGCCCTCTGTCTTTTCTTTTATTTCAGCGGCCTTTTCCTTTAACATATTCATGATTTCGTCCATGTGTTTGCCACTCAATATGTCAACGTTCTGTCCAAACATCTCTTTCATATCGTCTGCATATGTTTTCAGATCTTCTCTTATTTCTGCAAGATTTTGTTTCGCTTTCAAAGGATTGAACATTGATTCAAACAGTTTGACGGCGACCAGGTTGGTAGTATACATAGTTTGAATAAGCATCCTTAATTCATTTGCAACAATGGTTATTGCTTCACCCAAAGATACTGCGGTAAAAATAGCGGCCGTCCACGCTTTTTCTAATCCTTCTGAATTTTCAATTGATTCTAAAAATTCAGTTGTTGCAGAAGCAAGGTGCTCTGAAAGCATGGTAAGCCCTGCACGAAGTGTTGTTGATTCGGTCGCGGCTGCACCCCATGCTTCACGAAGATCACCCCAATTTTGAGCGACCTTATTAATGGTGCCTTGGTATGTCATACCCATTGCTTCAGCAAGACCACCAAGAGAATCATTGACATCTTTTATGACATCTTTGAAGTCCTTTGTTCTTTTGGTTGTCTCTCTCAAATTGACATTGAATTGATTGAGTGTTGTGACACGACCACTCAATGCACGAGATAATGCATCCGCTGCTTTCGCTGCGTTATAATCTGTCTCACCCATCGCACGACGAGCAGCGGTCATATTAGCGATCGCAAGAGTTGCAAGCTTTGTATCTTCAGCAGTTTTACTAAAGGTCGCCATGATCGCTTGACCTTTGATCAATTCATTGTCTGATATACCGGTAAGGTTTTGCAGTTCACTAGAATACGCTTTTAATTCTTCCATCCCGGATCTAGTGATTGTTCCCGTCCGTGCTATAGCACTCGCAAGACGACGTTCTGCAACCTCTTGATCCATTGCAGCTTTTATATTTTCTTTGATGAATCCACTAAGGGGACGATACACGAAGTAATAAAGAAGTAAGATATTACGTAATCGAGATACTGCAAGCTGAAGTTTACCGACAACATCATGGTATGCTTGTGAAGCATGCCGGAGCCTATCGGTCGAAGCTTTTGCTATTGTCTGCGCTGCAGACAATTTTGCTAATTTTGCAGCAGCAATATCTTGCGCTACCGCAGCTTTTTTCAGGGCGGTGTTATGCAGCTCTTGCTTTTGAACGATCGCTTGAGTCGCTTTAGCGTTCGCAAGCATACCTGCCTTTGTTTTTGCTAATGCTTGCTTTAATTTTTCATTGGTAATAATGTGCTTACTATTTGCAGTGGTGAGTTTCTTCATTGCGGTAACTGTAGCATTAGCGCCTTTAGTGAACAGCTGATACTGAGCGCCAACTTTAGCTAATTCAGCACCAAGCTTTTGGACGACCTTGATCTGTTTATCAAGAGCGGCTTTAAATTTAGCCGTGGCTTGATCTTTATAAATCAGCTCTATTTCGTATTTTTGACCTATTGCCATAATTACCTCAACATCTCACTTGTTTCTTTATTTTGCATTTCAATTTCATGCGATTCAATAACGTTAAATGCATCTAATAATTTCACCGGCTGTTGCGCGATGGTTCCCGGTAATGCAAGATATCCTTTCTTATACCAACTGTAGTATTGAATGTAATATCTCGTTGCATCTGTGACTAATTTCACCGGGCAGAAGTCAATAGCTTTACCTTCATGCTGAAATGCTAACTTCCCTCCACCATTACAGCCACGATATAATTTGTCAATATCTCTACAATCATGACAGTTAAGCCTCAACTTCGATAGCTCGACTGCCAGCATTAGTTTTTTTCTTCTGTCTCCGTTATCAAGTTCTCGCCCCAAATCTCAGCCGCGAGTTCATTCACAAGAATAAATGGGATCCTGCGGATGATATCCATCGGCACAACTTCACGTTCTTTGTCCATTGACTTGATCGTTTCTGTTGCGAATTTAAGAGTGCCGAAGTTTTTGAATCCTTTGAGACCATACTTAACGATTTCAAATACCATCATCTGAGATGACATCTTCTCATTGACTTCTTTGTCTCCCAATGAACTTAAGATCTGTGCTTTTTCAATTGAGTCGAGTGCACCAATAATCCAAATGGTCGGATTAATTGCTGCTGCTCGTGCTGGTTGTGCAGGCGTGGTTACGTTGCCTTTAGCATCTTTTACTTCTTTCACTGCGGGTGCTGCCCGTTCTGCTTTCGTGATGAAATCTTTTGTCTGCCCAATAGCGATAGGGTCGATCATAAATCCTCCTTAATAGTTTTCGATTACTTTACTTTGTGGTTTCTTTAATCGTTCTGTAACGAAACGACCAATTCTATTTTGTGCGTATATTCTTGCGCGGTCAGTGACGCCGAAGAACTTACGGACGACACGGCGTTTACTTGCCCCTGCCTGCTGATGGATATTCAAAAGCTCTGCATTAGTGCTCACGGTCGGGATCTTATTTGAATACGATCCACGCGCGCGTGCACCGCGTGCGGTAATAAACCAACTGTCGGAGTTTGATTTGCGGACACCTATACTGCTTAAGAGCTCCTTAGTAAACATCAATGGATTTTGGGTAAGGATCTTCTTCCGTTTTTTCGTTCGAGCCAACAAAGGAGTAAGCTGTGTCCCTTGTGACGTGCGACCTTGACGCAAAGATGTCTTACATTCATTAGAAACCTTCTCAGCGATTTCACTCATGGCTTTCTGAGCTACACTCGCTGAGAAGTTTGGATCTAGGAAATTATATGTTATCTTAGCTTTAAACATTAATTACCTTTCTTAACCACTTGACGAACTTGACGATGACGAAGAGCTCGATGACGAACTAGATACAGCCATCGTGAGCGTTATTTCATCGTTACCAACACTTTGACTAGAGGCGCAGACCTCACACGTTGCGTTATATGTTGCAAGCCCTGATCGATCACCGGGAGTCAAGCCTGTGTATCTTACTGCAGGCATAGTGAACTCCATATTACCTTCAGAACTGTTGACACTTATTGTGACCGCAGCAGTTGTGCGGGTTTGAAGCTTGGTGATGAAATCATGATCCGCAACCAATACAAGTTCAGGATCAAATGTCATGATCGGATCTCGTCCGACAATCTTCGCATAGTCGATGCCGCTTGCGTCCGACGGTAGCGGAGATATGACGATCTCATTCTGCATATCGATCTCAAGGTTATCAAGGGTCAATGTATCTCCCATGATAGTGATCGTTGCACCCATGAACATATACGGCACAAGCGCTGGATATGTTGGGCTGAGGACTGCAGTGTCATCATGTGTATTATACTTCCCTTGAAAAGCAAATTCACACATGACCGGCTCACCGACTTTGAATTGGAACTTGACGTTCCCTGCTGCACCTGCCATCACATGACGAAAACCATCAATGTAATGCGCAAGCGTGATCGTCTCGAACGCACTTGATTTCGGAACGTATACATTCGACGTCCCACCGGTTAAAGTTTCGCCAAATCCGCACGCTGCTAACGGATCAGACAAAGGAATTGCAACACCAAGGCCTGCCTTGACCGGTGACATGAGTTCGGCTTTAAAGCCAAATGAATTCTTTTTTGCGCCCGGCTCTGAATTGAAACGGGACATATGTTTTGTGACCGGATTTCTTTTAAATTGTTCATTCTCCGGGCTCATCGTTGGCTCATAGGCCAATACTGTTGCCTCGCTTGCGGTTAGCGTTTCTGCAGTCCCGCTTGTAGTTTCGATTTTCGTCGCTACTTGCGCAATTCTTTTTACTAATGAATCGACCATTATGCCTCCTTAATTAAATACCCTTCTCTGTTGAACAAATAATGTTATTTGTATCTTATGGCATAGAACACCGACGAAAAATTCTTCAGTGACAAGCCCTGAGATGAGCGGTTCAACGATCTGCGCCTCACCTGCAAGCGTTGGATTATCTTCAAACTGTTCACAAACAGAATCAATGGTATCGTTAAAAGTTTTTTCAGAGGCAAGTGTATCATTTAGTCCGTAGAAACCTCGCAAGAGGAACTCATGTGTAATGATCACAACCCCGCCATGACCTGCTTGATGTTCACGTTTAAATCCAGCACGCGTGACATCCCATGTATGAATTATACCGTTCTCCTTGAACGTATCTATTTTTTGAGAGAGATGCGTTGCTAACCGTTTATAATCATAGACTGTATTATTCAGTCCGGTTGCCGTTTCGATGTACTCTTTAATTTTTGTTCTGATTGTGGTAAGTGACATCTCTATCTCCTTGTATGCAGAGATAGAGAAAGGAGGTTGGAATTAATTAACTCGTTTCAATATCTCCGCCTTTATCATAACTTTGCCATGGGGTTAATGTTGTGCACTTGGATGCGTCAAGAACGGACGACCAAACTTATAGGTCATATCAAGGTCCTTAACTGAAACACCGGCGATTGCTGCACCACCGGAACCACCCTCTTTTTCGCCGCCTTTTCCCATCAATGTATTATAATGACTCATTTGATTTATCGCGAGATCCTTATAAATATCACTGACTCGTTGATAATCAACGACATCAGCTTCAATGGAAGAGTCCGACGTTTGTGCGAATTTGGCCGCGAGAGCCCAAAAGCAAAGCGCGGCTGCCAATGCAACAACAGCCTCGAAATCAATTTCAAAAATTGTGCATGTTTCTTTATCTAACGTATGCGGTAACGCATATTCATATCGAAACGAATACGAACTTGCCGGGACGAATCCACTGAATCGTAAATATGTCGTCCTTACGGTTTCTACAAGCTTTGAGAAAAATTCCCACGTATCATTATCAACATAGATCACGGTTTGTGTTTGGTCCATAGGATACTCAATCTTCCCTACAATATATGAGAACCCCTCGATCCAATCATCCGGCAATGAGAAATCATATGTTGTACCATCACCGGCTGTTTCAACCATCTTGATCAATGATTTGTCTTTACTATAAAGCAATACAGCCCGAGACAAAGATCTCACCTTGTCGTCAGGCTGTATTTTTTGTGCATCATCTTGCAAAACATTATCTAAATGTTTTGTATATTTGCCTAAATCATCTGCCATCTAATCACCTCAGCCACTTGAGCTACTTGAACTTGAACTTGAGCTACTTGAGAACGATGAACTGCTTGAGCTTGAGCTACTTGAGCTTGAGCTTGAACTCGATGAAGAGCTTGATCGTCCTACGGGGCCACCTTGAACAGCTTCTCTATATTCTTTTACTGCATTTCGGTGCGCAATCCGTCTTTGGTTCAAGATGAAGTTACAATCCTCTTGTGGTCTATTATATAAACCACACTCAATCCCTTCACAAGTAATTCCAGTGCCTGCATTGCTCTTAAATGGGCATCTATAACCTGGAGCTGACATATTCTATCTCCTTCATTTACCCGTTATTAACCAGAACTTGAGCTACTCGAGCTACTTGAGCTCGATGACGAACTTGATCCAGCTGCTGCGACATCTAATGACATACAATACCAGTATGAACCATCACACCAAAACTCAACGGTCTCATATCTCCCGATTTGTTGCGTGTCATAATTCGCGCCACCGCCGCCAAAACCAGCAGCGACATACACTTGACCTTGTGCTGCAGTTGTGATAAGGACCGAAACCCCTTTCAATGCTGCGGATGCAGCCGGCAATGTCAGCTTTGCATTATTATTGACAAGAATGAAAGAAGATCCTTCTTGAAGGATATTATCTTCCGTCAATGAATAATCCGCTGTTTTCGTCAGCTTCGTCCCTCTTTGCTGGGCGATCATGTATTTATAAGTCGTTTTTTTTCCCATGCTATCTACTCCTTCTTAACATTAAGTTTTTAAAACTTAACAGCTGTGCCGAAGCCATCGCCATTAAGAAGTTTATGCTGCTGCTACTGCGAGATTCAAAGCATACCAATACGTGCCATCACACCAAAACTTCGATGAATTGTATGCACCGATTGTAACGGTATCATAACTTGCACCACCGCCACCAAAACCGGCTGCGACAGCAACCTGCGAACTTGCATCATCTCCAAATACTAATACAGTAATTCCTTTTAAGGCAGAAGATGCCGCCGGAAGAGTAAGAGTTTTCGCCCCTTCCATCTTTATAAAAGCATTACCGTCTCGGAGAATGTTGTTTTCGGTGAGGGTATAATTGTCGTCTTTTTCTAACGTTGTGCCACGTTGTTCAGCAATTTGATTTTTATACCGAGTTCTTTTCATTATTTCCTCCCTTAATATTAATTATTTTCCAAATTAACAGCTGTGTGTGGTCTAGGAGAAAGCAATAAAACCTAGACCACACCATCGCCATTAAGGAATATTTCCTTATGCTACGATACCAGCTGCAGCACCACGATAATCTACAATTGCCCCACCATATTCATGGCGAAGTTTGTAACGCAATGTGTCATACACAAATACGTTGCCGACAGTTGGATTGTCCTGTAACAAAAGTTCAGGATCTTCTCTTCCATTCAGGAAGCCCATTTCTATACATTCTACGTCGTTGGGATCAGCCGTGACGTAGTAGTTGTTTTCATCGCCCTGAAGGAACGGACATGCACCGCCTCCACCAAGTTTAAACTGACCCTTGATGGTATTAACTGCATTTTCAGCTGCTTCAGGATTTTTTTCTGAGCCCAAGAGCTCAAGAGCTGTCGAAAGCAATCCACGCGGAACCCAAAGGTTCGGTGTTTTGATTCCTAAGAAACGAGATACAATAGCTACTGTTTTTGCATCTGCATGTTCAGCATCAGTCGTTCCATACTGACCACGAACAACAGTCAAGTCATTCGTAGATACTCCGGTGATGCGAAGCAATTCGCCTTCGATCTTGATGATATCACCAACAAGGAAGCCCGTTCCGCTTGTGACGGTAAGGGTTGTATCAGCGGCAGAAAACGTGCCGTCATTGACTGTGGTCGTAAGACCTGTTTCAACTTGATACCACATCTTGTCTAACAAGGCACGGAGAGCATCATAACCGAACGCATCGGTCTGATAATTTTGATGGTCAGCTACATACAAAGCTAACGCATCATAAACCGTACCACCATTGATCGAACCTGAAGACATATTTAACAGGAGATCAAAACAGAACTGGTTCAAGGTATGATTTGCGGCCGAGGATAACTTGGTCGGAAGTTTGCTAAGGATCTTAAGGTCATCATTGATGATCATTCTACGAGTGACCGTCACGATTCCACCCTTTGTCCCGATACCATACGTCGCTTCAGTATCAGCCGGGAAGCCAAGCTCACCGTATGATGGAGTTGCTGTATCAGTTTCAGTTCCCTGAGTTGTCCTTGCAGCAATAACTTCAGGAAGAATACCGAACCCACCCCATTGGATGACTTCTTGCATTTTAAAATCTTTTACACTTGTCACATTGACAATATCACGCCATGTTGCTGGCTGCTCTTTATATTCTTTCAGCATACGACGATTGATCGTATACCCCAGCGCATAACTAAATGTCGCCGATGTATTCGCTTCCTGCAAACGAGCCAATGCTGCAGGTCCCATTTGACCCGAGATCTGTGGGTCATCGGTAAAGGCAACATACGCTTCACGAAGTGAATTAAAACGTTCAACACCCTTGAACGTTTCTTTTTCTTCATCGCCTGGCGTATACCCGAGGGTAAGGTCCATTGATGCTTGAAGACGATCAACAGGAGAACGCAACGTAAAATCAATAACATCATCATCCAACTGAAGCATTGAATTACCATCGAACAACTTCGCCAATGTCTCGCGTTCTGTTTTGATAGCTTCTTTGAGCTCATCTGCTTTGAAAATTTTCCCTGAATAAGTTTTGGAAATTTTTGCTTTAACTGGTTCAGGAAGCTTACTTGCTGCAAGACTTTCTTTCAACGTATCTCTGCAGTCGCGAAGGTCAAGACTTTCTTGAAACTTTTTCATCTTTGCTTCGGTCTGCGCAGCTTCGTCATCTTTCTTTGCTGCAGCATCAGCATCTTCTTTTTCTTTCACGGCTTTCGCATCAGCGTCTTCTTTTTCTTTCGCTGCTGCAGCGTCATCTTCTTCTTTTTTCTTTGCAATTGCTGCTGCGTCGCCATCGCCACCATCATTTTCTTTGAGTGTAGCTTCCACGAGACTCAATGTCTCATCCAGTTTGTTGTCCTTAATCATGCCAATGGCTGATTCGATGGTCTTAATATGCTTATGGTCTTTACCTGCTGACTCAAGCATACTAACAACCTCATCCTGTGTGACGTTATTCACATCAACACTAGCGAAGAGCTTCGGCATCAACTTCTGTAAGGCTTCAACGATCTTCTTAAAATTCATATTGTTTCCTCCCTCTTTCTTATTATAACTCTCTACAAGATTTATCAATGAACCACCCGCTGCCGGTTGCGTAACGATATCAGTCGAAAAGACTTCTTTTATCCCTGCAACAAATTTAACAGGGACACCGTTTAGCACCTTCATGATCGAAGGGCCAGCCGCATTAATGGATAAGCCGAGTAAATTTTTAAGCCCTTTCTTCCATCCTTCTACAATTGTTTTCTTAAGGGAATTTACTTTATCAGTATCAAACAAATGCATCTTACCAGTCAAGCCTGTGACATCGCGTCCTTCAACATTAACCGTCTCAAATTTTACATCTTTTATAACCCCTGCAGTTTGGAGAGGGAACCCTTCAGGTCTGACTTTCTCTAAAGCCATAGGGATGTGATCATAATGTCCATCTTTCCATTCATAAAAACAGACCTTTGAATTTTCAAACAAAGGCACTGCTTCTTCCAATGTTTCTTTAGGATAAAATGCTCCATTCTTCGAGAGCCCTTCTTCTATGATAACGACTTTCCAAATACCGCCCTTACTATTACTTTCGATCAAACTACATAAGGTCAAGCCTTGAAGTCTCTTCATATTATCTCCCTACTCCTGGTCTACTTGCTCGTCTCATTTCACCGCCACATTTAGAGCATCGTATATCGACACAGTGCTTTTCACTTTCAACAACCTTTCCACATCTTAAACATTGACATTGGTATTTAACACTAGCGGTCAAGGGAGACTTCTTTGCGAGAACAAAAGAAGTAAAGCCTACACGATGGACCTTAAGCCATGCACGAGCGCTCTCGGAAGTGTATCTTGACTCACTGAATTGATATGATTTGATTTTGCCACTTTGAAGGGAAATAGAAATACCCGGTGCAATTTGCTTCCGGATAACAGAAGTGAGAGTGCCTGCAACCGATTCTTTAATACAAGCTATATGTTCATTACGGAATGACATGACTCGCCTCCTTATGTTCCATTAGTAACATAAATGTGACAGTATGTCAAGTTTTTGTCATTCCGCAGCTTGGATGTGCCAAAAATCTGACGCCTCTGATTTCCGTGAAGCCTTATATCGAGCGTTCAGATGTTCACCAATAAACTCAAGCTCTTTCTCCAACGGCCCAATGTCTGTGATCGAGACCTTCCCTTCATCTAACCTCTTTATCCATGAGGCGTTAATTGTTTTGTTCAGGTCCGTTTCAGGGCGTAAGAAACGCGTCTCCTGCATTATTTCAGTCATAGGAATCCCTGCTTCCCGGAGATAAAAAACAGCGGATTCTTGGGTTAAGTCTTTATCAAGAATTAAATAAAGATTTTTATCCGTTGCGATCACGAAATCATGGCTAATAATCGATTCCGTATTTTTGCTTTTCCACCATTGATGAAAGAAAACGAAGTTAGAAAATTCCTTTTTGGCCTCTTTCATCTTGAATGTGAAGCCCTTCTCCGTCAATTCATGTTCAGTGAATTCATCGAAGAGCTCTTTTGAGAAAGGGAGCTTCCTCTTCATTTTGATTTGGATACCTTCTTTAATTATCTCTTCGATGCATGCACGAAAATTTTCTTTTATTTCATCGAACGATTCCTCGGATTCATTGCCACGGCGTTTCTCGGCATGCGTCTCAAGGATCTGCTTGAGTTCTTTTACACGATCAACCTTCTCGTCTCTACCAAAAAACGATTCAGTGAGTTCTTTAAGATCTTCAAAATTATCACTAGCGAAGAAGACAAGACCTTCCTGTGCGTACTTCGCGATAAAATCATCTTGATCCATGCTCACGATCGCAACACTTGATAATCTTTCCTTGAGCTGTTTTGCAACAGCTTCTTTGCATTCCTCATCAGGGAGTTCTTTTGATTTAGTTAAAGACTCAAACAGTTCTTTATTTACAACGTTCAAGAACTCTTCATGTTTGTGCCTTCTGTTTTCTCTCTTCAACAAGAGCATGTTGTTCGTTTCTTCGATCCCATAGAATGTGACTAAAACGTTCTTATTTCTCATCGTGACTTTCCTCCTTCTCTATTACTTGTTTTCCAGGTTTGGGCGGTAATGGTTTATTTAAATCAGCTTTGCTAAATTCTGCGCCGCATTGTGTCATAAGAAGTTTAAACGCCTTCGATGCATCTTCGCGTGTGATCCATCCTTCTGCTACAGCATTCTGAAGTCCTTCTGTGAAGTTCTTGACTGCAACAGCCATACCCTTGTTATCACGAGAGACGATAGGATCAGGTGACATATGAAATTTTTTGTTTACGTCTTTCGGGAGCGCACCATGAACGATGGCTTGATCAATTTGAAAATTGAGAATTTGCATATACATGAACTTGATCTGTTTCTGACGAGAGCGAAGACGCTTGAGAGTTGGCAAGCTCATCTCAAGTGCGGTCGCACGCGTTGTAGATGCACCTTCAGCGAACCAATGTTCAGGGAACCCTGCACCACCAAGGATTTGATTCTTAAATAAACTCGCTTCATTTGAAGCGTCTTGTGACTCTAAGTCGGGGGATACTGTAGCCCATGTGATCTTTTCATTATGAGCTCTGATACTACCCGGCTTCGGCATAGCAATCGTTGCAACAAGCTTTTCGAGCTCTTTCTTGTTCATGCCATCTGCCTTAATGTCCCAAATGAAATTGTTCAAAAGGAACGCACGTTCAAGACGCGCGAAAAGGAATTGATCGTGACCATCAAGCCAATCAGCTAATGGCAGCAAATCTGATCGACCGCGCGTAGACGACCATACCTTGTTAATAGTGAAATAAAAACAATCACCGACGAGGTAACCATTCGTCTTAGAACGAACCTTTTTATCAATACCAATGATATCGAACTTTTTCGGATCGTTTGGCTTCCTCTTCGTTGCCCAATGCACAATACCGTTGAGCCGTGGGTTTTTCTTATTTTTTGTAACCTTCTTAACAAGCGATGCGTCAAGATAGCCTAACTTCACATGTCCATCAGCAGGATTGACCCATACCGGCAAACAAAGCTCACCGAATAAAGACAACTCCATGACGTCGATATTCTGCGCTTCTTCGAGATTATTCTCAGGATCAAACCAAAACTTTTCAAGCACTTCCTGAACGGCATCATCTTCAGCTTGAAAGCTGAATCCATCGCCAACGCAAAAATCAGACATGATCTCAATGATACGATGCCCCATCGGATTTGAATCCCATAACCAAAACGCGATGTCACGCATCCGTTGCTGTGATGTTGGATTAAGATCTCGTGTAGATCCGCTTGAAGTCAAGCTTCTCCAATTCATGTCTTCGCTACTTCCACCAACTATCGGGTATGATTCATTAATCTTCGCCATGGTCCGTGCATGTTGGACAGCTCTTTTGTCAAAGGGAATCTTCGCATCTTTGATTGTCTCTTGTTTTAAATTGCCTGTAGCGGCTTTTATTTTCGTGTTCTTTACTGCCATATCCGTGACCTCCTATTTATTCTATTGTTATTTAAAACACTACCTATAGTTGCTGAACCTGTTACCTCATTTATTTTGCTTATTCCTTCCGCGTTAATAATCTTGTCAGGGATGATAATGTTTTTCGCTTTATCAGTGAAACCGACAAGCTTACGCCCCTGCTCGTGCGGATCGGACCCGATTATAACGACTTCAGCTTTCTTTAAAGGGAACCACCAATTGATCCCATATTCTGCCGAATTAACTACATGAGTATATTTATTATCAACATGATCGTCTCTTTTCTTATTGAGACTCATGAACTTCATTGCTTTGCCAAAAGGTCTGCAATCATTCGCATGCGATATATTAAACTGTGGTTGTCCTTCAATGGTGCGTTTCAAGCAATGCTTCATAGCAAGCATTTTCTCATAGTTGCTGATAGTCTGCGATCGTATAACAATATCACCACCCGATACTTTATTATATTCATCAATGACAGACATCTTTGTTGCGCGAGAACGTTTATTCCCGGCTGTATCGCCGACGAAAAGGATGTCTGAGATCTTACCGCGATACCCTAATGCATGCAACGATTTCTTCATCTCTTCATATAATTCATATGTCAGCTTATTCTTGAAAATGTCATACTTAATAAAAAATGCTCTGTCTAGATGATCTTTTTGCGCGAATAAGAATACTTCACCACCAAGACCGAAGTCCATAAAACACGCTAAAGGGAAATTCTTATTGTAATATACCCGGTGCGTAAGCATATGAACTGCATCTTGATATTCAGGATATGATCTATTCGTTTGCGCTTTATCATAATCGATCTCAAGCTCTTGCGCTATCTCTTCATCTTCCATCGCAGCAGTTTTCTTTTCATACCACGCTTCGTCACGGTCAGGACGTTCACTCCAATGGAACTGTATATGCTTAAACCCTGATTCTTTTTTATCTTTGATCTCAACGAACTTATTATTAACGATCTCCTTTGGCGGCGTTGAGTTCACACAGATACAATCTGTTGAATTACGGACACCTTTCCACATCTCGTCAAGACATTTGATATGCGCTGCTTCGTCAATGAATATAAATGTATATTGTGTATCACGGCCAGCATTAGGATTCGCTGATTCACCTTTGATCACAGTGTTCATCGACGGAACCTGAAACGTGAGGAATGGATTATGGATCTTTGGTTTCAAGAAAGGCGGTAAGCGTGTCCACATAAAATGTAACCGGCCATGTAATGCATGGAATGTATTCCCGGAATCTTGCACTTCTGATTCCTTCCGCGATATATTAAGCGCAGAGAAAGCGCGTTTAAATAACCCCTGATGTAATTCAAAACCCATCACAGACCATGAGATGCCCAGCTCGCGGGACTTATCAATAAACGTATCCTGGAACGTCCTGAGCTGTTTAAGCAATCTCACTTGATGTGGCCATAGCACAAACGGCAATTCCTTCAGCTGTTTAACGTCAATGATCCATAGATATTGATTGAAAAAATAATCCATGTCTTGCGAACATCGATGCCATTCATCGATCTGCCATTGACGTGCATCTTCCTCAGTGCGATTTTCTATCTCTTCACGCCAATCAAATCGTTCGTATGCACCTTTTGTGATTATCTCTACCATTACCCACCTCCACTTATATCTTCCGCGGACATTATTTTACGTTCTGCCACTTTTGATTTAACGCCACCCATGAGATGCATCTGAAGCTTACACATCCTTTCATAGTCACTGAATCGAAAGACAGGCAACTCACCTTGGACAATTTTTTCTTGACCATCTTCACCGACAACCGTCTTCTTACCAAGCATCTGCTCTTCCATCTTGCCTACTGCCTCATTCACAAACCCAAGACGAGCCATCCGCTGCTCTTCACATAATGCATTCATCTTTTCTGAGATCTTCTCTTGATAGATCGTAAGCCTTGTACGCAGCGGTTGTATACCCCGGTTAGGATCTCCATGTTCATAATACTTTTTTGCCGTTCCATACGAGACATCTGCTTTCTTTGCCGCGTCCTTGAGGGAATCATCATCTGCAAGACATGCAAATAAAGTGTCGATCTTTGCCGTGGGGATCGTATACCGGTGCCCATGCCCCTCTTTCTTTTTATTTGGAAGGCTCAAGTTTTCCAACGATGCTTCATTCATAATATTCATTGTATCCTCCTGTTTAATATGCTTTCTTTGCTTCGACGACAAATTCAATCGCCCCGGTTCTTTTATCATCACCACTTTCAAATTCAGCCGTCAGGTAAATGACAAATGTGCCTACCTCTGCTGTCGTATATTGATACTGAATTTGATTGCTTGATATGGTCGCAGCCACTTCTACCTGCACCGCCGTTTCACTATCATCGACTGACCAAATTTGTGCTTTCGCACTATCAGCGTCCGGTGTTTGTTCGTCACCATCGATTTTGAACACACCCCTAAAGGTGATCACATCCCCTACATAATACTTATGCTCACGATTCATCCCAAACCTCCTTTAATTTATAATCGTTGTTTTGATCAGTAAATTCAATAATGCTCTTATCATCAAATGACATTTTTTTTGTTTCGTCATTGAGTGTATATAAGAAGGTATCATCATCAATCGTATAATGTGATACCTTTTTTGATTCAAAACTACTTGATGAACTGCTACTTGAAGAAGAACTGCTGCTCGAGCTTGATGACGATGATGAACTTTCTTGTGACGATGAAGAACTACTCGAGAAAGAACTACTGCTTGAAGAACTGCTGCTCGAAGAACTGCTTGAAAAAGAACTACTCGATGAAGAACTGAACGAACTACTGCTTGATGAACTGCTACTCGATGAACTACTCGAAAAAGAACTACTCGATGAACTGCTGCTTGAAGAAGAACTAAATGAACTACTGCTTGAAGAACTGCTGCTCGACGAAGAACTACTCGATGAACTGCTAAACGAACTTGATGAAGAAGAACTCGAAGAGCTGAATGAACTTGAACTCATTGACGATGAACTTGAAGAGCTCGATGAACTCATTGATGATGAACTACTACTACTCGACGAACTACTCTCTTTGCTTGATGAAGAAGAACTACTAAACGATGATGAACTACTGCTTGAACTGCTACTGCTTGAACTGAATGATGAGCTACTGCTTGAACTCGACGAAGAAGAACTGAACGATGAGCTACTACTGCTTGAACTCGATGAGCTGCTAAATGATGAGCTACTACTGCTTGAAGAACTGCTCGATGAACTAAATGATGAGCTGCTACTGCTTGAACTCGATGAGCTGCTAAATGATGAACTGCTACTACTTGAAGAACTGCTCGATGAACTTGAAAATGATGAGCTGCTACTGCTTGAACTCGATGAGCTGCTGAACGATGAAGAACTGCTGCTTGAACTAAATGATGAACTACTGCTACTCGAACTTGATGAGCTACTTAACGACGAACTACTACTCGAAGAACTCGATGAACTGCTGAATGATGAACTACTGCTACTCGAACTTGATGAACTGCTGAACGATGAACTGCTACTGCTCGAACTTGATGAACTACTAAACGACGAGCTGCTACTACTTGAAGAGCTACTCGATGAACTTGAAAATGATGAACTGCTACTTGAAGAACTCGACGAAGAACTAAAAGAACTACTACTTGATGAACTTGAAAATGATGAACTACTACTCGAAGAACTTGATGAAGAAGAGAATGAACTACTACTTGATGATGATGATGATGAGCTGCTTGATGATGATGTAACACCATCATTCG